GCTTGCCCGTCAACAGCGGGCAGACCGGCTTTGCCGCGCACCACCGGCAATGGTCGCCGCTGGCGTAAGACGGGTCAGGCTTGAAAGATTCCTGCACGGCGTCATACAGCGTGCGCTCGAACGCCTTGATGCGCTCGGGCGTCGTCACCCAACGCTTGACGAAGGGCGGCTGCACGATAATCAGTTCGATCTCGTCAACGCCGTCAAACACCCAAGCAAGTTCAGCCGTCCGCATCCCTGCGGCCGTGTAAAACATAAGCTGTTCGTTTTCTTCAACTTCGACGGCGACGCCGTCCCCAAACTTCCAATCGAGGACTACCGCACGGCGACCCACACGGCCAACGAGATCGCAACTACCGTAAACTCCGGCGAGAAAATCATTGAAATGGACGTTAACCTCCGTGGCGAATTCAAGGCGCTTATCAGGATCAATCTGATCCAGCGCGTCAAGAGCAAAAATTAACTTCGCGTTGTTCTCGTAATCCTCCACGCGGTCGCCGTGCGACAGGATCATGTGCATGGCGTTGTGCAGGCGCGTGCCTTCTTCGGCGTATTTGCTGGATGGTTGCGGCGGCATTTCCGCCACTAACTTGCGCGACCCAGGGCACTTGATGAGCCGCTTGGCGGTCGAACCGCCGACGATTGCAGAGTGAGACATAACCTTACCTTTCGATGATTCGGACACTAGACAATCTTTTACGAGTGTGCAAGAGATATTTTTATGCTCGAACGCGACATCGAAAAATATTTTGTGAAGTGTGTGCAAGCCGTTGGCGGTAAAGCATATAAGTTCGTCTCGCCATCGAATCGCGGCGTCAGCGACCGCGTCGTTTGCTTTGCGGACGGGTCCACACACTTTGTCGAGTTGAAGCGCCCCGGCGGCAAGTTATCGCCGTTGCAACAACGTTTTGCGTCCGACATGCGCGAAATGAACCAGAATTACGCCTGCCTATGGTCAACACAGGATGTCGACGAATGGATTTGCGACCATACCAGCACGAAGCCGCCGATTTCCTCTTCGCCCATGATCGGGCCATGATCCTTGCGCCAGTTGGCGCGGGCAAGACAGCGATCACGCTGACCGCATTAGATTGGATGTACGAGCATGGCGCGCTGTCGCGCGTTTTGGTGCTTGCGCCTAAGCGCGTATGCTTAAACGTATGGCCTGTTGAGATACCTAAATGGAGCAAATATTTGTCCGCCGCCGTTGCGGTAGGCTCGGCTAAACAACGCCGCGCCGCATTTGCGCCGCCCGCCGAAAACGGCGCAAATGTCGTCATCATGAACTATGAGAATATACAGTGGCTTGCCGAATTACTGGACGGCCATAGATTAGCGGATATGGGATTTTCCGGCGTTGTGTTTGATGAGCTAACCAAGCTAAAAAATCCGAGCGGCAAACGATTCAAAGACATACTGAAACTTCTTGACGGTATCCCGCACCGCTGGGGCTTGACCGGATCGTTTACATCGAATGGGCTGATTGATGTGTTCGGCCAATGCAAAGTCGTCGATCAAGCATTGCTTGGCCGATCGAAAGGCGCGTTCCTGCAACGGTATTTCTACTGCGTGAACCGCGACTTCGGCCAGTGGGAACCGTTGCCAAACGCGCTGCCCAAGGTCATGGAAACAATCAAGCCGGCGACCTATGTGCTGGAGCCTGGCGAGTATAAGGACAAGCTGCCGCCGCTCCATGTTGTCGAGATGCGTTGCGATCTGGACGACCGCACGCCTTACGAGAACATGAAGAAGGAATATGTGCATGAAACGATCACCGCTCCAACGGCGGCCGTGGTGACGCAAAAACTACAACAACTGTCATCAGGCTTCGCTTATGATTCTGAAGGCAACGCTCAATGGTTTGGCTATCACAAGTTCGACGCTCTCCAAGACATCATCGACGAGAACCAGCGAGACAACACCATCATCGTCTACAACTACAAGGAAGAGTTAGCCGAGCTTCAGCGTCGGTATAAACTTTCCACGATAGACGATGACAACGCAATTGAAAACTGGAACAAAGGGGAAATAGAGCTTCTGGCCATCCATCCCAAAAGCGCCGGCCACGGGCTCAACCTTCAGTTCGGCGGCAACAAGATCGTCTTCCTGTCCCTGCCATGGTCACTGGAACTGTTTGAGCAGACCGTGGGGCGGCTGCATCGCAGCGGCCAGACCCGCGATGTCTGGTGCTATGTGCTGATGTGTAATAAAACTATTGACGAACGCATATTCAATGCGTTACACGACAAAAAGTCTTTAGCGGAGTTGGCCCTTGCCGAGTTATCACACATGGAAGCAGCTTAACGACCAGCTTGCTGACTTTACCGAACAAGAGGTCTTGGACCTGTTGGAGATGGAAAAGCGGGACGCCCGCCGCTCGACCGTCTTGGTGCGATTGCATCAGCGTTACACGGTGCTGCGCATGTTGCGCGAGCGGGCGGAACTCTTGGAGATAGTAAATGACCCCCCACGAACTACTTAACCAAGCCGCCAATATTATTAACCAACGCGGCGAAGGTTACGGCGGAATCGAGAACAATTTCCAGCTTGCGGCTGACATGGCGTCGCTACGGCTGGGGCGCGACTTTCACCCTTACGAAGTCGCCATCATAATGGTCTGCGTCAAGAACGCCCGCGCCTTTGCGTCGCCGTCGCATATTGACAGCCATATCGACGCCGTGAACTACGAACTGTTCGCCGCGACGTTTGCCGAGGACTATCTTCAGTCAAAGGCCGGCACGGCGGCTGAGATTGGCTACAAGCGCAAGAAAGACCTAAAGCCGGCACGCCGCGCGGAGCTTTCCATAGTCGACGACCAGCTTAGCGACCTCGCTATTCGCGGGGAGCCGGCGTAACTCTTTGGCAGCTAAGGTCTGGCGTTCTGCCGAATAGTCGACCAGCGGAGGACATCCTTCGCTGGTCGATTTGCACCCGCTAGAACCGGCCAGCATCAAGATCAGCAGCAGTTTCTTCAACGGTCTTGGGTTTGGCAATTTCAGCCTGCCGCTTTCAATCCTGGGGCTTGGTGCCGCCAGTCACGTTGAAATCTTTAGCGGCGACTAGACCGATAGCGATGAGGCCATTCTGAAGATCGGCCCAATTGACCGTCTTGGTCGACCAGGCTTCCCACAAGACGCGCAGCAGCAGCAGGACGCCAGGGATCGTCGTCATCCAGTTTGTCATCATGTTAGTTCACCTTAGTTCTTGTTAGTTGCAGGGGTTAGAGGTGTTGTCGCGCGCCAGACACTCTAATTCTTTGACCGACATACAGCCAGATAGCGTGATGAGCAGGACGGCGCACAGCCCGATAACGACGAGCGACCAGAAAGCCGAGATTGTTGCATCGCGGCGCTCGCGGGCGTCCGGTGAGTTCAGCGACAGAGTGCTGGCAAAGCCGAACAGCGCCGCCAGCAGCATCGACGTAACGGCGAAGATCACGCCAAGGAGTTTTGTCGCGGCAATCATGGCTATCCCTCAATTTGGAAATGCGGCCCGTCTATGATGGATTTCCACGACCCGCCCCAAGTAATGGTGACACCGGCCTTTTTTGCCGCCTTCTGCACGGCGGCGTTTATTTTGCGATAGTCGGCAAGATTCCATGAGACTTTGCCGCCGGGCATGGCGACGACATCGACGGCCTTGCCGCGCAGATGATAGCTGGCCATCGTCTTCGACTTGCCGGTCTTGACAAGATAGACCTGGCGCTCGCGGGTGCGCAGACCCTCGGTGATCTCGAACGGGACCGGGCTTATCTCGCGCGCGGCCTTCATGACGGCAACGAGGCGCGGGTCGACACCGGCCATGCGGCGGATGCTGGTAGCGTTGAGCTTCATCGGTCTGCCTTGTTTGCGAGCATGTCACGGATGTTATCGAGCTTGGCAAACACTTGGCCAAGCGTGTCGTTGAACTCAACGCGCGTCATGTAACGGCCGGCGACGAGAACTTCGATCTCGCCAACCTTTTCGGCCAACTCCTTGTCGGCCTTCTGAAGATCGCGGACAGCGCCCCAGACAGTGTTAAGTGTCCAGCCGCCCATTACGCCGATAATGCCGATAGCGATGTCAAAAAGAACTTGGTATTCGACCACGATTACCTCGCCATCGCATTACGGTTTTCAGGTGCCATTTCATTCTGAAAGGTAAGCCCTCCCATCAGCGCCGCGCGGCCAACCGTCCTAGCACGGCTCTCAGGGGCTCTTGGCGCAGCCGCCGCGGCCTTACGGGCCGCCGCCTGCTCCAGCAAATCGGCGGCTTTGGACGGGTTATTGGCGAGTGCATCGGCCAATATCGCTACCGTTTTACGGTTAAGTTGCGTTCCGACATAATCCAGTATTTTTTCCATGAACATCATCGCACGACTAAGAAAGCCAGACACGGCTTTTTTCGCCGCCGCGACTTCTTCGGTAGCAACCTTTTCGGCCGCTTGTGAGGGACGAAGACCGCTCATGCGTTCAGCTTTTTCAATACGGTCAATTTCGCGTGCGACAAGGCTGAGGTCAGTAAGTTTTTCCACTGGAACGGCAGACAGATCAACATCTAAATTCACAATCGGCTCTTTGGCGCGCGATGCAACATCTTGCAAAGCGCGTTGATTTTCGGCTAGATTAATAAGCCGATCATAATACGGCTTATCAATCGCCATGCGGATTGTCGTTTTGTTATCCGCTAGATATTTTAATGCTTGTTCAGGCGTGCGCTCATTTAAGAATCTAATGGCGCGGTCAACAACTTCTTTGGTAAGCGCCGAGCGGCCTTCTTCCGACAATCGGCGCAAGCCTACTTGCATGGCCGCCGGGTCTTTTAGCATCTCATCAACAAAGTCCGCGCCTTTGCGCAGCGCTTCACCGCTGGAAGTTCTGAAGAATGCCGCCTCGCGGTCCAGTTCCGCCATACCACGCCGCAATGCCCCGGCTTCCTGCCGCACAGGCGCAAGCAGCGCGTCGCCGTCGATCCCCATCAACTCAAACTGACGACGGTATTTATTGACAAAGGCGTCGACATTCTCGGGAACAACCGCGCCCGCGGCGTCAACAATGCCGGATTCGGGCCGCCGCGCAAGGTCTTGAATACCGCTCTCCATAGCCCGCCGCGCTACGGCGTCGTCGCCAAACGTCGCGGTGAACTGCGCAGCGGCGTCCTCGTTGGCCAAGAATTTAGACACGGTTTCAGAGGGAATAATACCGGACTGATTCTTTTTGGTTATGCGCAGCAGATCATACGCCGCGCCGGTTCTGAACCGCGGCACAAACTCACTGCGGTAGGCATTAAGCGCCGTTGCGTATTCAATTTTGGCGCGCGCCGGAATACGGCTGCGCTCCACTGTTTCATCAATTACATCGTGCAGCGCGCGAAGGTCACTCAAATCCTTGCCGGCGACCATCGCCGCCGCCATATCCTTATTGACCGACTTGCGCAACCCGTCCAGATCGCGCAAGGTTGCGCCGCCTTGTAACCGCCGCAGATCGCGGACGGTGCGGGCCGCGACGCCGGGGGCTATATTGCCCATCGTGCCACCAAGAATGTCCTCTGCAACGCGGACGATATTATAGACGGGTATGTTGACGTTGCCCGCCGACGCATACGCCGCGTCGTAGAGCGGCTGAATGCGCTCGCGGCGGAAACGGTCGCGCACTTCGACAGCCCTAGCCGCAACAGCTTCGCCTGGCGCGCGTTGGCCCACCGCCGGGATTTGTTCGCCGGTTGCCTGAAGCGGCTGTTGAATCTGACGCCGCGCCGCCGCCTGCTCCCGCAGAAGGCTGTTGCGCACCTCGTCAAGCTTCGCCCGCGCCTCGGGCGACATTGACTGACCTTGCCGCAGAATCTGCTGGTCGATGGCGTGCAACTGCTGTTGAATACCCTGCAACCGACGCTGCTCTAACAGTATCGACTGACGGCCGATTTCGGTTTCGCCCGTCAAAAGGTCTGCCTGCAACGTGGCTATTCCGGGCTCGTATAAATTTGCTTCGGCAAGACGCTGCGACGCCGGCACTTGGCCGAGAAGACTACGCGGTTCATTACGGAGCGCAGCGCCTACATCTTCAGGCGCACCCATAACGCGCGCTAAAAGCGTGTTGCCTGCCGCCTGTTCAGCGCCGGCCTGCGACACAACCGGCGAAACGAAGCGATTATAGCCCGCGCCGACACCTTGTGCGGCCATGAAGGGCACGGCGAGCGGATTGGTAATTTGAGAAAGTTCAGCCAATTCAGGAGCGCCAAACTCCATGCCGCCCATAAATTTACGCGCTATCTGAGGCGCGAACCTAGTTCCGGTCAGCCCCATCGCGGCCGAGCCAAGCCCCGTAAGG